CGGAAACTCCCGGCAAAATCTTAAACTTGCGGCGAAACTTTCGATATAAACTTTCGGTGAAAACTTCGGCAAAAATCTGAAAATTTCGGTGAACATTTCGGCAAAATCTTAAACTTTTGGTGAAACTTTCGGTGTAAAACCAAAATTTCAATCTCCTCATGCGCGACCCCAGCGGTTCGGAAACCTGCTCCCGCGGGGCGGTGGGAAATAGATTCCTTAGACCGGGGGGCATGGCCAGCCTTCGTCGGCTTTTGTTGTGATGCACAATGGGTGTTGACAATGCTACTCCGATTGCCAAGCTGCTCCATGCCGACACGCCAAGCTGTCCACGCGAAAGCACTCCGACTCCGCCGGCGTGCTGCCGGTCTTTGTGCCAAGTGCGGTAGTGGGTCTGACACTTATTACTGCTTAGACTGCCAGGACGGCAGGCGCAAGCCGGCGCCCAAGCGGTCTGTGTTGTCTGCAATCAGACGGCGGGCAGCTCGAGTACGATGGACAAAGCACAAAGCTAAACGCAAAAAGAAAAAACGAAATAATGCAAAATAGGTGTTGACACTGCCGGCTGGTCTGCTAATCTCATTCACAATTATGAACCTGACGATTGAACGACCCAAGTTTATCAACGTGCCGCTGGCAGACGGTTTGAAGTGGCGCGGTGGTGGTGGCTGGCTCTATACCGAAAAATTTGATGGCGTGTGGGCCGTGCGCGATATGCTGGACGCTACCTTTGCCGGCGAACAAATGCGCGACGGCTCTTTTTGGGCGTTCGATTGCCTGCGCATCGGCGATAGCGACCTGCGCCGTCGTCCGCGCGCGGAGCGATGGCACAATCTATTGACGTTTAATGGCAGCGTGCTAATCGTGCCTGCCGGCAACGGCGGCGAATTTCTCGAAACTGTGTTGAGCAGGGGAGGGGAGGGCGTCGTGGCGTCGCACCTCGATGCGCCGTACGGCGAGCCGTGGTTTAAGTGCAAGCGCGTGGAAACCCATGATTTGATCGTCGCGGACAAGATTCATCCGTCCATCCGGCTCCAGACGGCCGAGGGCGAAGATCGTGGCTGGTGTTGCGCGCGCGCCAAGTATGACGAAATCAAGCTGGGTGACGTGGTGGAAGTCGCCGCGTACTCACTCACAGCCAAAGGCAAATTACGCGAGCCGCGCTTGGTGCGGATTCGGACGGATAAAATGGGCGTTATGCGCCCCGGTCTTTGACCGCGCAATCCAGGAAGATAAACGCGCCGTCCGCCGAATTGTCCATGTCCAGGATGCGCCAGATCTGCCCGTTGAACTTGAGATGTTGTTGCGATGCCGGCAGCACGCCATTGGCGAACAAACCGACGCGCAGGAAAAATCCGGCCGTGCCCTTGGGCGAGTAACCGCCGCCGGTCGCGGCCAGCATCTTGCCGAACATGCTTTGCGCCGGCACACACACATAACTCGCGCCGCCGAGGCCCGTGCTGGGCGAGACCGGCCAGGTGAGCGTGTAACCCAGGTCACGTTCCATCTCCTTCAGCCCCCGGATGGATTCCCGCGAAATTCTGCTCACTTAATTGCCCCCAAAATAACTGACGACCGCACTGGCATTCGTGCCGGTGAAGCGCGCGCGGAAGAAATACCATTTGCCCGCCAGCACAAAATCATTGGTGGCCGTCGAGGAGCTGGTGTTCGTAAAGAACGGCGTCCAGTTCACCGCGTCGAGACTGCGATCCAGATAGATGCTCGCGTTGGTGCCGGTGGCATTGGTGATCACCATTTGAAACGTGTGCTGTTTCGCGGTCGGGCTGGGGAACGCGGCGCCGTTGGTGTTGTTCGTGGCGTTGGCGGTGGACGTGGCCAGCATCGTGCCGGCATAAGTGTTCAGCGCCCACGCGAACGGAACGCTGGTCGGCGTATTGCTCTGCGCCAGGGCGGCGAAGCTGATGCCACAGAGACACAGAACGCACAGAGAAAAAAGCTGCAGCATTCCTCTGCGGGTTCTCTGTGCCTCGGTGGCGAAAAAGTTTTGTTTCATAAATTTTATCCAACAAAAAAGCCAGCCAGTAATGCCGGCTGGCTTTGGTGAAAATGTGTTATTGCGTTGCTTACACCAAAAGCGAAGCCGTGATACTCACGCCCGTGTTGGCGCCCGTGCCGCTGGTGGCCACGATGCTAAAACCGATGTATTGCCGGGTGTTGACCGGCAGCTTGATCGTCTTGACCAGCGCGAGACTGCCGGTGCTGGCCACGCCCGGCACAACGAGCTCGACGACCGGCGATACGGCCGCGAAAGTCGAATTGTCGGCGCTGTCGTAAAGCTGGACCGTGTAGGTGTCGCCGGTGCTCGTGTTGTTCGCGGCGGCCGGGAACGCGATTTCCACGTCAATCTCCTCGGCGTGAAACGGACCGACGCCGATATTGATGCTGGTGGTGCTGCCCGGCGAGGTCGTGCCGCTCGCGGCGGGAAGCGCCGCGGTATAGGAAAGCGCGGAGTCTCGCAACTGCCGGCGATTGGAAACTTGAGTAGCCATAAATTTTGTTTTTCAGTGGTCGGGCGTTGCTGCGGCAATGCCTTCCCGTAATTGGTTTAGAACTTCGCGACGCCGGCAGCCGAGTAATTCTCGGTTTGGGTGATCGAATCCGTCACATGCAACGGGATGCCGTTTGATTCGTTCGGAATCGTGGGGTATTGTACCGCCGTGGCGGCCGTGACTGCGCTGGTGCCCGAGGCATAGACCGGCGCGCGGCTCTTTTGGAGCAGGCGGCGCTGGGTACGATTGCAGAACAGATGCGTGGGCACCGTGCCGACCGGGAACAAAGCCAGCGCGTCCGCCACGACCGAGTCCGTGAGGGCGTTAGTGCTGCTGTCCAGATTCTTGATGCGGCAGGCGCCCTTGGAATAATTGAAGCTCAAGCCCACGTAACCCGACAAATTGTTCAGGAACGCGCGGTATTGTTTGCTGGACGAATCCAGGACATACTGCGGGACCCACTGTTTCAATTGCAGGCCCTGGTTGTTGCCGTAAATGAACTCGACGCAATCCGGCATATTGACGATCAACCAGGCGGAAGAGAGAGCCGAACCACTGGTGGCGCCGCCCATGATTTCCATGGTGGCCGGATCATAAAGATTGGTGAGACCGGGAAAGCCGTAATTGGCGTTGCCGCCTTGCACGTTGGTCTGGCTCGTGGCGCCGGGGGTGCCGTAATACAACTGCCAGCCCAGCGCGATCATTTTCTGGCGGCTCACGCCCAACGCTTCATTGGCCAGCGTCCATTCCGCGCCAAATTCGCTGGCGTCCAGGACCATTTCATCCACGCGCATTTGACCGTCAAAGAAAAAAGCCTGATTGATGCGCTGGTCCCAGGTGCTCGCGACCACGTTCGATCCCTGGTTCGCCGCGCGGAACGCGGGCCCGGTCGGGAGATTGGTGCGGACGAGGCCCTTGTAGGTCGTGCCCTTGATGGGCCGGCCGCGCAGGACTTCAACCTCGGGAGCAAAAGTGCGAACTTCCTCGATTATCCCCACAGCCTGGTCGGTGCCGTTCTGTTTGGTGATGTCGAGCAGTGTTAAAAATAAGTCAGCCATAAAAAGTGTGTGGGGTTGTTAAATTATTTGCCTTTGGCGACGAAACCGCAGCGATCCAGGTCGGCCTTGGCCGCATTGACCAGACGGCTGAGGCCGCTGGCGGATTTGTCCGCGGGATTCTTCGCGTCAGCGGGTGCGGCGGCAGCGGCGGGTGCGCCGGCGCCGGCCGTGATTTCCAAAGCTTTGCGCGAGGCGATGGTCGCAACGCCCGTTGAAAGTAAAGTGACCAGTTCAACGCTGGTGGCGTTGGCGGCAACGTCGAGCCGATGAGTCACACACGCGGTCTTGATGGCCGCGCCGATACTATTGACCTGCTCCTGGGCAGTCTGAAGCTGGGCGGACAGCGTCACATTCGTCTGCTTTGCAGCAGCCAGGGACGTATTCGCCTGCTCCAATTCGAGGGAAATTTGTTCGTTGCTGGAAACGGCGTCAGCCAGTTGAGCGACTTCCGCGCCCGCGGGCTTGGCGGCTTTCAGTGAGGCGTTTTCGGCTTCGAGCCGGGCGATCTCCGCGTTCGCTTTTCCAATATTAAAAAACTTGAGCATAGGTTTGATGGCGATTGCTCGCGATTACAAACCTGTGATGAAGTCAACCGGCGTAGGTCTTCACTCCGCACTCCTCACTCCGAATTCCGCACTCTGACGAACTCGTTCAAAATATCCTCCATGTCCTCCACGACGCCGTCTATCAGGCCGCGGTCGCACGCCTCTTCGCCGTCGAAAACCAAACCGTTGCCCATGCCCTCCTCGCTGCATGAACGCACCGCGCACACCGCCGTCTTGAACTGGCCCCAGATTTTATCAATGTCGCGCTGGATCAGGGCCGTCTCGTCGGCGGTGAGCGGTTTCCAGTACGCGCCCATCAGCTTGTGCTTGCCCGCGCTGATGGCCTGCATGTTCTCGCCCTCCATGGCCATCTGCCGCGACAGGTCCAGATACGCGCACCACACGCCGATGCTGCCCAGATACGCCGACCCGGTCGCATAAAACTTCTGGCATTGCGACGCCAGATACATCCCGCCGCTGCAGCATTCCGAATCCGTGAACGCGATCGTTTCCTTTTCACAGCGCAAAATCTTCCGCGCGCTCTCCGGCACGCCCACCACCGAGCCGCCGGGCGTGCGGAAATCAAAAATGATTTTCCCGACGGATTCGTCCATTTCCGCCACGTCAATCATGCCGTTGAGCGTGTCCAGGTCACAACCCGGCGCCGCGCTCGCCATCTGCTGCAGATGTTTTTCGATCACTCCATGCACCGGAATCACCGCCACGTCCCCGTATTGCTCGTAATCTTTCTGGTCCGGGTCTTCGTCATCGGGTTTAGCCTCCCTGGCTTGGTAGGGCGTCGCTGCCGCGACGCCTCGTAAATGCGCTTCCACCACCTGACAAATGGCCGCGTGCTTTTGCGGCGTGATCATCAGCGGCTCGTAAAACAGTTTGGAAATGATGTGCGGAAATTGTTTCATGGTTATGGCTTGTTCGGTTTGCCGGGATTCCCGGCCGTATGGCCGCCCACGTCCTCGCCTTCCTGTTCGATTTCCCGGCGCTGCAGCGAGCTGGTGCCGGTTTCGCCGAGTTCCTGCATGGCTTCCTGGATGGAAATCTTGTATTTGTCGGAGATCCGTTTCGCGCGCTCCATCTTGTCCACCACCTCGATTTCCTTCTGGTCGCGGGTGAGTTTCCAATCGCCGTTGCGGCTTTTTTCAATTTTCTCCAGTGTGCTGAAGCCCTTGTCGTATTCCTCGATGTCCGTTTGCGCGTCGTAACGCCGGTCGGCGGTCACGTCAGGCGGTCCCTGGTGCGTCCATTTATACCAGTCCACGTCGAACGGCAGTTCGCCGCGCGCAATCGCGCAACTCAGCGCGTACCGCGTCGCGCGCGTGGCGTTCTTGTTCGCCATCTTGCGGCGTTTCCGCAGCGTGCGGTTGACCCGGTCCACCACCACGCGCATCGGCGCGCCGCCCACGTGTTTCGGGTCCAGCGAGAAGAAGGCGTCCCATTCCGTGCCGCGCATCGCGTCGCGCACCATCATTTCGTTGAAATCCTGGCTCGAAACCTTGGGCCGGTCCCAGTCAAACGCCTCCAGCTTGCTGCCCGAATTCGCCTTCAAATAAGTGTAAGTGCCGCCGTCTATCTGCTGCCGCATCAGCGCAATCTTCTTGCCGCTGGCGTCAAACTGCGCCGGCGCCGGCAACACTTGCGTGCCTTCCTCCGCGTCGCCGGATTCGTTGTTCTCCACAATCGTGCGCGACGAGAAAATCTTCTGGGCCAGCAATTCAAACCGGCGCCATTCGCGCACGTCCTGCCAGTCGAAAATCGAACTGGCCAGCAGCGAAGGCCCGCGCAATTGTCCCGGCACCATCGGCAGGAACGCCGGGAACAAATCCCGCGCCGAATAATCCTGATAGAGCGAGCTGACCGCCGGGTCGGTATAAACCCGGTAAGCCAGCGGCCGCGATTGATTGTCCACGATGACGCCGTCAATGATCGGCGCCATCCATTCGCGCGCGGGATTGAAAGAGTAGGGGAGGTTGTCGTCCACCAGCACGTCGTCTATGTAAAGCTGGTTGCCGACGCAGCGCACTTCGCACGAACCGCCGGTCAGGTACCGCGAGCCGACCCGATGCGACCCGATTTGCTGGATGCGCGGCGAACCGTCGGCATCCGTGGTCAACAGCGTGAAGATATCGCCGTCGACAATGTTGTTGATTACCGTGGTTTCGTTATACGTCTCGAAGTCGTACGGCCAGCCGGCAATGTCCGCGACCTGGTGCCACTCCGTCAGCCATTCAAACGCCTCCTCACCAAAAGCCTTGTTCTTGCCGTAAAACCGGCTGGTGAACGGATTCACCGCCAGCGTGGCCTGCTCGAGCACCGCCGCTTGCAACGCCGGGATTCTCCAAAACATCGTGCGGCCCAGACTCAAAAGTGTCCGACGTCCAATGCTGGTTAATACCCGGTGGAAATCATAATCCACGAGGTTGACCGAACTGCGATCGCGATTCTGCGTCGCCGCCTCAATCAGCGTGTTGTTATACCCGTAGGTGGAAGATGCGTTGCTGTCCACAATCGCAAACGCCTGCGGTGGTCCTGGCTGCTTGTCCTGGCCGCGATTCGCCCCCGCATCCGTGCCGCGCCCCGTCATCGTGGTAGGGCGTCGCTGCCGCGACGCCGCTGCTTTAACGCCCTTTTTCATAGCGCGTTCCAAACGCCATTAGTCCAATAGCCCTCGCAGCTTGCTTCCGGCCGGAACGTGGCTCGCGTCTGCCGGTCCGGCGAGATGGCGCAGCCCGGCGGATACAGTGTGGGATTCAAAATGGACAGCGCCTTGAGGATCGCCCGGATGCGCTCGCGCGGTGAGGAGTCAAACCGCTCTTTCTTGCGCGTCTCGCCGACGCCCGAGCCTTCGATGACCTTGCCGGCCGCCAGATCGTCCTGCGCCGCCTGCAGGTCAGCCTGAAGCTGCACCAGCGAACGCCCGATAAAAGGATTGAAACCCATTCGCCCAGCGCGGGCAGTCAATCCGCCTTCGCTCAGAAGCTATGGCGGACAAGTCCATGCCGCTCAATCCTCATCTGGCTGGTCCGGCAGCAAGCCAACGACTTTCACCAATGCTTGCACCAACGGGTCTGCCGCCGCTGCCGCTGGCATCCTTTCTCCCGGTGGCAACACGCCGGTATTTTCCCCCTCATTTGAAATTTGAAATTTGTCATTTGAAATTTCCGTGATCCGCCCATCCTTGCCAAACTCCATTTGCTTGACCTTGGGATCATTATTCCGCACTCCGGACTCCGCACTCCGCACTTCATCAAGGTCGTCGTTTTGCAGCGACAGCAACCCGCGGATATCCATCATCGCCAGCAACATCTTGAAACAGTCCCACGCATGATTGTGCACGCTGCTGCTCTTCTTCTTCCAGATCGGTTTGCCGTTGTCCGCCGTGCCGCGGTATTCGCTGAACATCTGTTCATTATAACTGTCCGGGCCTTGTTGCGCCGCGATGGACGGCAGGATCTCGAGCTTCGGCGCGTTCTTCTGGTCGCGAAACCGCTTGGCGATATCGGCGTAACGCAGCGTCGAAATATTGTTGTGCAACACGAAGGCGACCAGCGGCCGGCCGTCCTGCATGACCTTGACCGGATAACGATTGCCCAGCCCCTTGAAACCCTGGTCGTAACGCTTGCGCCGGCCGTCCTTCCAGCGGAATTCATCCGCCTTGTTGCCGGACAGCACGCGCCAGGTCAGAACCGCGTTCGGCGTCACGCGCCCGTTCTTGCCGATGATCGGCCCGATGTAACGGTTCTTCGCCGCCCACTCGACGACCCGCTCCATTTCATGCTGGCCGTCAATGCCCACGCAATTCACCGGCACTTCCCACTCCTTGATGATTTCCTCCACGCGCGTCATGGCTGATTTTTCGCCCTCAACTTGCCCTGATGGTAGGGCATCGCTGCCGCGATGCCGCGCGTGCTCATGGTGCAACATCCGGACATTCGAGAATTTGTCCACCGCCCACACTTGCACCCAGAAATGCTCCAGGTTGTCCTGCACGTCAATGATGCAAAACTTCACCGCCTCGTCCGCCATCGGCTTTTTCGGATCGTAGATGCTGTCCGAAATGCGGCCGGTGAACGTGCCCACGTCCTCGCGCCAGGTCAGCGCGGCCCGCTTCTGCCACCATTGCTTGAAATCGTCGCGGTTGCCCAGCTCGCGGTCGGCGCGCTTCGCGTTCAGGTACCCAAGCATCACGTCCTCGCCGCCCCATTTGACGCGCTGGTTGATCCAGTTCGGCCAGTGAAACCCCGCGTTGACCGGGTCCGCTCCCGGATTCTCCGGCACATAATAGGATGACTCATCCAGCGCCAGGCGCGTGCCCGGCTCATCCTGCCAACTGCCGCCGCAATGGTAACACTCGTAATACGTGAGCCGCTTGATCGCCGCCGCGTCGTAACGGCCGTCCGGCAATAACACCTGGCTGTCCGGCCCGCGCTGGAAACCCGAATAACTCCCCGGCTTGGGCAATTCATGCGTGCCAAAGCTGCCG